GGGGCAAAGAATTAAAGAGCCTGGAAATAAGGCGATGGACAGGGGTAAAGATATACATAAACTCTGTGAAGAATATGTAAGGGGTAGGTTTGAAGAAATGCCAACTGCCCTTACAGATTTTGAAGAAGCCTTTGACTTACTAAAGGATATGCATTTGAAAGGGCATGTACTTTGTGAAGGTGACTGGGCGTTTACTACTGAGTGGACACCTACAGGGTGGTTTGATCATGACACATGGGGCAGAGCTAAAGTAGATGCTTTTGTTCATGTAGAAGGTGATAAGAACGCTAGGGTTATAGACTTTAAAACAGGTAGGTACGAAGGTAATCAGGAAGGTCATAGAGAACAGTGTGAGCTTTACGCTTCCATTGTTTTTAAGAGGCTACCTGAACTAGAAACTATAACAACTGAGTTGTGGTACTTAGACCATGGTAAATTGGATAGGTATCAATACGATAAAGAAACAGTAGAAGCAAAAAGAGAAAGACTTAATGCTAGGGCTATTGAGATGACGACGGCTGAGGAGTTTCCTGCTAAACCCTCTCAGTTTAAATGTAAATGGTGTTACTTTGGCAAACAAAATATTTGCCCAAGTCGCTTTGATTAAAGGAGAATAATATGGCTGCAGATTTTGATAAGATAAAGGAACTAACCGAAGAGGATATAGAGGCTCTTAAAAAAGCTGAGGTATCTTATGGTGATAGTTGGCGTAAGCGTGGTGGCGTAGGTGCTTTTATGATGCTCGCACGTAAGTGGGATAGGATAGAAAACCAAACCAATAAACAAGGCTATGATTTGTTTGCTGCTATATTTGCAGATACTACCGACGCTGGTATACTCGACGACATACGAGACCTTAGAAGGTATCTACTGTTAGTAGAATCTTTTACTGGACAGGTATTAGATTCAGCTAATACACAACAAGCTAATCAAGAGCAAGATTAATGCAACCCTCACTCTTCACTCCCGAAGTAGACTGGTCACCACCCAGCACACTACCTGACCTAAGTCAGTTTAAAGAAGTAGCTATAGATTTAGAAACTTACGACCCTTTACTCATGTCTCATGGACCTTCCTGGGCGTTTGAAGGACAAGGTTATGTAACTGGTATAGCTATAGCTACAGAGAAGTTTGCTATCTACCTACCTATACAACATAAGGGTGGTGGTAATTTAGATAAAGGTGTAGTAACTAAATGGCTTATTAAAGAACTCTCGCATAACAATGATAAGATTTTTCATAACTCTCTGTATGATTTAGGTTGGCTACGTCGTATGGGCATAGAAGTTAAGGGTAAAATACATGACACCATGTTTGCTGCACCTCTAGTAGACGAAAACCAGTTTGGTTATTCTTTAAATAAATTAGGGCAAAGATATGTAGGTGAGGTAAAAGATGAAACTTTGTTAGAAGAAGCAGCGAGGTCATACAATATAAATCCTAAATCTGAAATGTATAAACTGCCTGCTAAATATGTAGGAGCGTACGCTGAGCAAGACGCAGCACTCACTCTAAAACTTTGGAATATTTTAAAGGAAGGCTTACGGTCAGAAAACGTTGAGAAAATATACGAGTTAGAAACAAGCCTGATACCTATACTGTTAGACATGCGATGGAAAGGTGTACCTGTAGATTTAGACAGGGCAGAAAAAGTAAGTAAACAATTACTTAAAGAAGAAAAATCCATACTAGAAAGTATTCATAAAGAGTATGGAGTTACACCAGATTTATGGGCAGCACAATCTGTTGCGGTAGTTTTTGATAGAGCAGGTCTAAGTTACCCACGTACACCTAAAACAAATGCCCCCTCCTTTTCTGGTGACTGGTTAGAGGCTCATGATCACAAGTTAGCTAACAACATAGTTAGAGCAAGAAAATTAAATAAAGCTAGGACTACCTTCATAGATAAGATGGTATTAGAGCACAGCGTTAAAGGTAGAATACATGGAGAACTTCATCCGCTACGCTCCGACCGTGGGGGTACTGTAACAGGAAGATTCAGTAGTAGTAACCCAAACTTACAACAAGTACCAGCACGTAATGATTATATTGGACCACTTATTCGCAGTATTTTCATACCCGAAAAAGGTAAGCATTGGGGTTGCTTTGACTACTCTCAACAAGAGCCTAGACTGACTGTACATTACTCCTCCATAACCGAACAAGAAGGTGCAGCAGACGCAGTAGACGCCTACAAAAATAAAGACGCAGACTTTCATCAGGTAGTAGCAGACATGGCTAATATTAGTCGTAAGGAAGCTAAAATAATCAACCTTGGCTTGAGTTATGGGATGGGTAAAGACAAGTTAATATCTCAGTTAGACATCTCTCCTCAAGAAGCTGAAGTTTTGTTTGATACTTTTCATAAGCGTGTACCTTTTATTAAAGGGTTGAGAGATCAATGTGCTAGGCTAGGAAATAACAGGGGTTTTATAACCACAGTTTTAGGACGCAAGTGTAGGTTCAATTTATTTGAGCCAAGGTTTGATAGAGAGCAACCATTGCCTCACTCGGAAGCACTAGAAAAATATGGTGAAGAAATTAAACGAGCCTATACATACAAAGCTATGAATAGATTGATACAAGGCTCAGCAGCAGACATGACTAAGAAAGCCATGGTTGATTTATATAAAGAAGGAATCCTCGCACATACTCAAGTACACGATGAGTTAGATATTTCTGTTAGTAGTGTAGAGGACTGTGAGAAAATTATGCAGATAATGGCAGACTGTGTTCCTTTAGCTGTACCAAATAAAGTTGACGCAGAGATAGGATCAAGTTGGGGAACAGCAATATACAACTACAAGGAGTATGATTATGGTGGGTAAAAGAATAAGTCTAAGAAAAAAATACTTCGAAATATTTATGCTTTCACTCAATAGTGAGTGCACGCTTGAAGAAATTGGTGTACGCTACGGCATGACTAAACAGAGAGCTTGGCAGATAGTACGGTTTAATGAGTTAGGAAATGGAGACTACTATCTTGGATACAAGTTGTATACTAACCATCATAAAACTTTACTTCAAGACACAAACCTTAGTACAATAGAAAGGAACAGACTTTTAAGAGATTGGCTTAGACATAACAATGTCCGTCTAATAAGAGGTAAAAACGATGGCACAAAAAGCTCTTCATGAAACCACAGGGTTAGCTGACTCTCCTTGTATAGGAATTTGTACAGTTACCCAATGGGGAACTAGAACCTGTAAAGGTTGTGGTAGAACTGCCTCGGAGATTAGAGACTGGAATACCTTTACAGATTGTGAAAAGAAACTAGTTGTAATAAGGTGCTGGGAAGATTATCTTCCTCGTCAAAAGAGAGAAATGAAGGAGCTCAGTAAAATATAAAACCAGCCCGAAATTTTTGCAGATATTTTTTTCAAACAGCCTCTAAAAAGAATTAGTGATTATCCTTTTATCTTTAACGCATATACCTTAATATTAATTTACTTACTTATATAAGGGTAAGTTACTAGCCACTTTCGGTTAGTATAATGGGAGATGATTATGGCAGCAGCCGTAGAAACCATGGCTTATGCAGGGGAAGTACCCTGGCATGGGCTAGGCGTTAAAGTTGACGGCAACTTAACACCAAAAGAAATGTTGGAAGAAGCTGGTCTTGATTGGTCAGTGAGTAAGCGTGAAATATTTACATATGACCACGCAGACTCTGATAAGTCGAAAGACCTTATCATGGCACCTAACCACTCACTACTTGTAAGAGATAGTGATAATACGATTTTTGGACCATGTGGACCAAAATTTATACCAACCCAAAATGAAGACGCTTTTACGTTCTTCAAGAAATTTACCGACGCTGGTAATATGACTATGTCAACCGCAGGCTCTTTAAAGGGTGGGCGACAAATCTGGGGTATGGCGGAAATTGATGACAGTTTCACGCTTCCTGGAGATGACAGGGTACTAGGTAACTTGCTTGTGTCTGTGAGTCACGAGTGGGGTAAAGCTAACGAGATTAGGTTTACGCCTATTAGGGTAGTATGTAATAATACGTTGAGTATGGCATTAGCTGATAAAAGTCAGCCACATTTTAGAATGCCACACACAAAAGTATTTGACGCTGAGTTAATTATAACTGCAGAAAAAGCGTTAGGTATGGCTAGTGACCGTATGAAAGAATACAAAGAAGCTGCAGAGTTTCTATGTAGTCGTCAGTACGATGAAACCAGCGTAATAAGTTACATAGCTGACTTAATGCAACCTAAACTGGCTATGCAGCAGAAAATACTAGAGAACGCCAAAGGCTCAGAGCAAATAGCTCTTAGGCAAACTATGGT